CAGTGACAGGGCTATCAGAAAACATATCATGTATACCATCTTCTAATACTGCCTGGCTAAATCGACGATTATCAGTAGCATATTTCTTATTTTCAGCAGTCTTTTCCATGCTATATGACCACTTTTTGTTGTGTTCAATATTAGTATTGAAATAAGCAAGACCCTTAGCAGCACCGTAGAATGGGCTAGCGCAGTCAAACGTGATCATGAAGTTTGGGTTATGATACTTGCGTACTGCTTTTTGGATATCAGTAAACAATACAGCATATTCCATGATGCTAGTACCCAAACAATGTAACAAGTCATGCTTGCCGGGAATCAACAATCCATCATGGATAATATGTATAAGGCGCTTTAGCATCAAGTGAATATCAATCTTATTTTGACCACCAAACGCCCAACCATTGAAATGATTATCTGGATAGATATTCGGGTCACAATACTTCTTCATCTCTGCGTACCAGTCATCACTTTGCTTGTGATTACGACCCTGCATGACATTTAGAAACTTACAATTACCATTGCGGTTCTTGATAAAGTATTCGTTATTGATATGTGTGGCTGCTATCGCTTCTTCAATCGTGCTGATACCATGCGCACTCTTACCAGTTTTCTTATCCTTGATATGATAAGTGGTTAGTGATTGACTTGGAATATCAAGACACATACCATAGTCCATGTATGTATCCATCCACTTCAATACTTGCTTACGTTTTGCCATAGCGCGTGTACAGTTAGGATCCTTCCAATCTGCTGGCCACTGACACTTGAGAATCTGGAAACCGCCGCTATCGCCTAGCATGAACGTACCCTGTTCACGCTTACGAATAATGCTTTCGGCATGATCGTCAACAGTAGTATCAAGGTTAGCATGACCTGCTGAGTATAGACCCCACTTGTAAGTATACAAGCCTTCTTTGCTGTTCAAGAAGTTTAGACACTCAACGTCACCATTGAATCCAGCTGGGATACGCTCATCAGGGAAATACTTTTCACCCTCGCGCTGCTTACCCAACCCACTAATAAAGAATGAACTAACTGCGGGCAAGAATAATGCCCAGTCTGGGTTTTGTTGGCTGCTTAGATCAATTTGTTTCATCTTGTACCAATTTCACTAATATATCAAGTTTTTCTTTTGCATCTTTCACGGCAGGATATTTGTCAGCAAGCTTTTCTATCTTGCGATCATATTCCATCTTTTTCTTAGCCCAGTCTAATATTTCTGCTAATTGCGGATCGTTACGTAGCTCTACAGTATTGTTTATACGATACCACATGCCGTTTTGATTATCGCAGACTTCAAAACATTTGTTTAGTCCACTCCAACGAACTTGTCCACTAGTGGCAGGCAACAGATGATCAGTGTTGACCTGCCAAACTATAGGATGAGTAGTTGATTCTATCTTTATCACTTGCTCTGTGCTGGGAGTAGATAACGATAAGTCGCTAGCCCACTATCAACAGTGATTTCAGTAGCGCCTGCATCGCTAATGCGTACAGTCTTGCTACCTGGCAAGTCCATGATTGCTAAGAATACCTTGACAGGCCATGCCCATGCGCGGCTCAATGTGCCTTCAACATCTGGATGAAACACAAAGTTACCGCTATGTGTGCTTGCGTCACCAAAGTAAATCTTTAGATCACCCTTATCAGTCTTTGTAGTGAAGTTGTTTTCTTCGCTGTTAGCACTAGCCTGCTTCTTTAGTCGCATGATACCAGCAACAGTGGGCTCAAACTCAACGTTCCAAGTTGCACCCTTGAACTTGACATCCTTGACCTTCTCTTCAACGATAGCCTTAGCCATCAATCTGTAATCGTTGACGAAATCACCGACCTTAGTCTCAAAGTGTACACTAACAGGAACATCGTCCTTGTTCTTTGTGACACTAATCTTGGCATGCTCATCGTAATCATCAAAGCCCAAGATAGTCTTGAGTTTGCCTAGATTTGGCATACCGAACGTGCCAATGAAATCTGCCGAAGGATTCTTGAATGTGCCTTCAACGACTACACTCTTATCTTCTGCGATTGCTGAAACAACAGTTGCGTTGCTTGTGCCATTGACTTTGATAAGTTCAATGACGCCTAGTCCATGTACATACTGAATCAAGTCTTGTAAATTATCTTTCATGTTATCCTCTTGTAATATTTAGGTCGTAACTATATGTAATATATAGGAATTTTTTGCATTTGTCAAACATTTGTTATCCGAAACTAAACAGATCATCAAATGTGCTATTAGTATCTGTATTGGCTTTGAGATCCCATTTCAACACACCGAGCAAGTTCTCAACTTTCTTGTCAACCAATGTCGCTTCCATTGCACTGTCATCGAACGGCAACTCTTGAAACCATTTAGGCAATCGCAATTCATCGACTGGATATGCGACACTAGTGAAGTTTAGTGGATTGGGCTTGAGTTTACAAACGATAACCTTCATGCCGTCAAGTATCTTCATGCTATAGTTGTCGCTATTGACTCTACGTAAGTAGTTCCAATTGAGTGCTGCTCTTACGTGTCCGGGCATATTTGCTTTACCAGTCTTGCTATTAGCCTCGAGGTCGCCATACATAGTGAGTTTGTTCACAGATTTAGGGCTACCCTTAGTCCAACTATCTTGCTTGCCAAGTTCAATCTTGAATTCCTTGATACGCTCAATCACATCCTCGCGTGACTTACCACCAAGAACCATTTCAAGTACTTCAAACAAAAAGTCTTGTACATATTTGGGAGTATCAGCACGTTTCAAGTCAAGACCCATAGCCTTGATTTTACCTTGCTTGCCATCTTTGTCTAATCGTTTGCCTTCCTTGTCAAAGATGTTGATAGCATAACGCTTCTTTGTGATGAACAAACTACGATCACCGATCAACTCACGACCAGCCTTGATCACACACATCTTGCGTGGAACATGAAACGCACGTTCACAGAAACTTGGGAACGTCTCGTTTGCCTGATCACTGATACTGTCATAGAGTTGTACACACAACTCTTTGCTCCAATCTACGTCCTGTTCTTTGAGCGTGGGCCATGCGCTGAAATAACAACTGTCAGTATCGCCATATACGATAGCATCGCCATAATAATCATACTTGCCAGTGATGATTTCATTGATCTGTGCAGACATGTGTTTGACGATTTGTCGCCCACTCAATGTCACACTCTGACCAATACGCTTATCATAGAAACGACAATGTTCGTTCAACAATGCACCATATGCTGAGTTGAGCAAAATCTTACGCACTAACTGTCGCTTATCCCAATACTCAATGTCTTCCTTACTGGTTGACTCCTTGAGTTTCTTCTGCATAGTTTTACGATCACTATACCATTTAGTCAATAGACCGGGGATCACACCTTCACTATCTGATCTAAAGATCGTGCCATTCGCACTCAAGATATATGGCTTGTTGCTGTCAAAGATTAGTTTCCATACTTCGGCAGCACTCATCTCTACGCTTTCACCGTTCTCAAAGTCAACTGTGAGCATAGTGCCACGTTCTTGATTCATCACGGCTTCATATTCAAGGCTACCAAACTGACCTTCCCATAGTAACGAACTCATCTCAAGTTCGTCATCTTCGTCATATCTTGCTTTCTCGCTGGCAAGTTTACGTGCCTTGTCAGTCAAGTATTGCTCAGTCAATGTTTGACGTAGTTGCCCAACAATAGTTTCTGGAGCCATGTTGAGTGTGCGTATAGCACTAGGATACAGACTGTTGATGTCAACTGCGCCTACCCATTCATGGATGCCTTTCTTTGGCACAGCGACATATGCGCCTGCTGCTGCCATGTCACCATCACTGCTATTCTTTTTCTTATCAGGCACCATGAGTCCACGCTCATGTGCTTCGTTCATCACAGCCATCTCAATCATTGCCACCGAACCCATGACAGTTGGAAGCAATACAGTATTCTCATGTGCCAGCGCATTCGCTAGATCAAGGAACTTTAGTTTGTTGTGAATCTTCACAAGCAACATCGTGTCCTGACGATTATACTGTATGAACGTCTTGAAGTCCTTGTTATAGAGTTGATCAAGCGTACCTTCATACTGTGTCTTGCGCTCACCAACTTCCATCTCACCGATGGCGTCGAGTGAATAACTATGGCGACTCTCGTAGTTGTACTTCTTATACAACTGTAGATAGTCCATGTGAATGCGACCCACAAGATCGAATGTAGTCTCTTCTTTGCCGTAACGTTCATATGTTCTTGGCTTTGGGGTCTGACCCAATAGACAGAACTTGCGTGTATCGTCTTTGCTCATCACTCTTGTGACACGATTTACCATATAGGGTATATCGTATCCTTCTGAGTTCCAGCCAGTGAGTACGTCAGCATCTTTGATCAATTCAAAGAATGTCTCAAACATCTCAATCTCAGACCTAAACAGGATAGTGTTAGGCATGTCTTTGATGAAGTCATTAGCTGTCTCATCGCTCATGTGTTTAGGAGGGATAGCAAGCGTAACTAACGTATCTTGCCAGTCCAAATACATAGAGATAGCAGTTACTGGATTGAAAGGATCACTTGTTGGACTGAATCCTTTCTCTGGATCGAAATCTACCTCAATGTCAAAGAAACATGTATGTAGTTTCGGCGATTCTTTACCTAGATAGTTTTCACTGAGACAACGAAACACCACGTTGATATCTGATTCATACAGTTTCTTGTTACTATGTACTCGCCTTTCTTTTTCAAACTCACTACGCTTGCGTGTGCTGAACCGTGTGACAGGCTCGCCATAGATACTACGATACTTCCCTTTTGGGTCAGTGTAATAGAAAGTATAATTACAAGGAAATTCGTTGTATGTGCGACGACCATCAGGTTGCCTTTCTACAACGAATATCCTATCTTTGTCTCTGTCGTGGATCGCGTCAATGTAACTCATCGCATATACTTACTCAAGTGTGATTGTTTTGTCAGCAAAGACAATATTATGTATCCTTTTCAGTGTATCGTCAACTTTATTGGCACTGCTTGTGACCTTGTAGGTACCATCACTATTCTTTGTTACAGTGTAGTCATTCGATGCACCGCTATAAATGACTTTGTTAGTACCTGCACCACCATCAATCTTAGTTCCGGGCACGATGTTCTTATCGTGAAATTCATCGTCACCTGCCCAAGTCCTGATATTTTTGCTGAAGTTACGATCACTCACTACTACTTTAGTTACAAAGTCAGTAGATGGATTGTAATTAGCTTGAACATTCACAAATAGATGCGTATTTTGTGATACACCTGTATCAGGGTTAGTATTACGATAGTTTGTCTTGATCTCTGCCAAGAAATTCACGCTGCCGTCAGGTTGCGGAACAACGATGAATTTAGGAATCTGCCATGACTTATCTGGATTAGAGATCGGAAAACTATAACCCTTTGATTTCATGATTTGTAATACTTCGTCGGTCATATCATAGAATTCGTCATGCAATCCTACATATAATTTACCTGTGCCATCATTCAACAAAACATAATTGCTATGCTTGTTTGTGTCGTTCATGCCTTTATTTGCAAAGAATAAAGTCTTGATGCCGCTGTTATCGATATCGATGAATGAAGCAGAAGGGTCGATCTTATCCTGCTCTAAAGGCATATCGCCATTCAGTTGTTCAGTCTTGTCGATAAGATTATTGTTACCGTCGTTGATCAATACTTGAAGAGAGACAGGATAAATTTTAGCAGTCTCATTCCACATCGATTGTGCTGACAACACATCCATGTTGCCGTCTTGATTCAAGTCGATAGACCAAACACGATAGACATGCGTCTGTCCTGTACCATCAGCAGATACAACAGAATTGTACTTACCGAGTGTACTCAAATAAGGCTTTATGACTTGTTTAGGACTTTTGTTGCTAAGATCAGCACCGTCGAACACAAAGGTATTGATGGTGCGCTCACAAGTTCCTGAAGTCATACCGCAACCGCCGCCCGTCACAAGCACCTTATCACCTTTAGTATTAGAGATGATAGTCTGTGACATGTTGCCGATCTGGACTGCGTTATTATGATAATAACTTAGATTTTGCGTGTAGGTCGGATTGATGTCCCCATTTACGAATTTATAGTAAGCATTCCGCGGGTGACCAGTCACTACGCTAGTCACAATCTTATCATTGACTAGTTGCGCATCGTGAGCCGCTAATGCATCGGCAGTATATTTCTTAGAGTAACTACCGCTATTGCTACCATAGAATACCGCGCTAGGTCTTGGGGCGATTGGAGTCTCGTTATGGCTGACTAAAACGATATCCTGATATGAATCATTATCTACGTCAGTAACGATGACCGACGCTCCACCATATGTCATCGGGTCGGTGATATACTTTTGCGTAGCGATCTTTAGCAAACCGTTTGACTGTGGCTCAAACAACGCCATGTTGACTTTTGCTGTCTCAGTGCTAGTCGAGTCCCAACCTTTGTAGCCCCAGCCAGTAACAGCGATCCCATATCGATTATTGGTTCCGATCTTTACTTGATTATGGAAAGAACCAACGACCGTACCGTCGTATCCATCTTTCAACGAATCAGGAGTAGCAGGGTACCAAGCACCTGCAAAATCCATGAACACGTTAGTGCCTTGGACCGTAACAGACCTGCTTGAATTGCCACCTGCACCGTTGCATGAGATATCAAAGGTCTGCGATCCTTTGCTGTATGTGACAACCTTCGATCCAGATAAAGGTAAGCTACCGCTCAATGAGCCTGAACCTGTACAAGATGTCGCATCTGTGACAGACCAGGTTACTTTAGCAGTTTGTAACTGATTGATCTCGGAGCGAGACGCTGACATAGTGATCGTGGGTCCTTTAGAGGACGAGGTCGTACCACTAGGGGAAACCATAGTAGAAGTGCCAGAATCTCCGCCACCACCACCACAACCGGCTAAAATCAACGATACAGCAACACTAACTGATACCTTACGCATACCCATTTCCTCTTGGGTGATTGACGATAAGATTATAGTAACAGAGTTGGGTCATTATGTCAACCCAACTGTTACCCAAATTAAAGAGTCTTTCCAACAGTCTCCAAGATCGTGTTGAGTTCTTCGTTTTCCTTATTAGTCTCGCCCAAACGTGATTTGTGTGCGACCTTGATGGCCTTCTTGAGTACGCTTGGCTTGATCTCAAGTTCTTCTGCGACAGCCTTGATAGTGTCGTTCAATCCGCCATTGAGTGTTTCAACTTCATGTAGTACGGCTAGACCTTCGTTGATCAACTGTGTCAACTTGAGTTTTGCTTCGTTATTGAAAGTTCTTGTAGACATAAAATCTCCTATGTGAAGTAATTATTATAATAGGAGTTGTAAAAAAGTCAAACTTTTTGTGTCCAATTATTCGTATTTTAGTTTTAGGAATAAGAAATCTTCGTCTCTCATGGAAATAATAACATCGTGCTTGCTAGTGACTTTGGTTTTATAACCCTTGCTTTCTAATAAACCAGCAATTTTACCACGTAATATATTTGGTCTGGGAACGTTAGGATCCATTGCAGTAAGAATATCATAGATATCATCTTGCCAATTATCTTGAATCCAATCAAACAACCATTTATTTTTGTCCAGGCTGACTAGCATTATTGAAAGACTTTGCGATTTGCTTTTCCGTATATCTTGATATATTTTCCGGCTAGCATATCTGCCATAGCTTCGATAGGGCTACCTGGATAGCTATCATTTGGTCCTACCATGCCTAATTCGCCCTGGCGCACATGAACCAATTCATGGAATACTGTGCGTAGTATATCTACAAGATTTC